ATTGCTGGGCAACACAGGGTTCACAAGCGTCTATCAGTGCCAGGTTCCACATGAGCTCCAGAAGCCTGTGGACAGGATCACACTGGTGGCAATGAAAGGGGAAGGAAGAAATGAAAGTGGTCAGACCGGATGAGTGATCGAGCCTTGGAAGAATTAAGGGAGAAACTGATGGAAAAGAATTCATGGTGGAATCAGAGCACACCCGTCACCGTTAAAAACTGGGTGTGGGGTGCTATTCTTGGGGTGGTGATCCTGATGGCTTTGATCATTGCCATCTGGATCTGATCCACATCAGGGGAAGGTGGGAAGGGATCATGAACCATGAAGGGAAGAAAGCCCAAGCCCACAGTGCTGAAGATTATTGAGGGCAACAAAGGGAAGCGAAAGCTTAACACCCAGGAACCCAAGCCCAGAAATCCAAAACCCCGGTGCCCCATCCACCTGTCAAAGGCAGCCCGATCTGAATGGAGAAGGCTGGCACATGATCTGCACAGGATAGGGCTTCTGACCCATGCAGACAGAACCATCATGACTTTGTACTGCGAAAGTTATGCTGCCTGGATGGAAGTCAAAAAAACTTTCAAAGACGAAGGATCTCAGTGGGTGCTGCAAACCAACAGGGGCAATTGGGTCAGAAATCCCCTGGTGGGCATCATGGTCAAACTGGAAGACCAGATCAGAAAAGCCTGTCAGGAAATAGGCCTGTCACCCACTTCCCGGGTCAGGATTCAGATCCCGGGTGTCAGTGTGGAAGATGACCTGGAAGAACTGTTGAAGTGAAGTCGGCAGCTTCTGAAAGGGTGGTCAAATTCATTGAGCGAATCGGCAGCCATGCCAGGGGGGTGTGGGCTGGGAAACCTTTCCTGCTGCCCCAGTTTCAGAAGCAGATCACCCATCAGATCTTCGGACCCCAGACCCCTGAAGGCACCAGGGTTGTGTCCACAGCCTACCTTGAAATTCCCAAGAAAAACGGCAAGAGTGAATACGCAGCCATTCTGGGATTGTTTGGACTTTTAGGGGACAATGAACCAGGCTCAGAAGTATATATAGCAGCTGCTGCGCGTCATCAAGCAGGTAGGATTTTTGAAACCTGTTCCCAGATGGTCAGGAATAATAAATTCCTTAGATCCAGACTGGAAATCCACAAGACCACCAAAACCATCACAGTCAAAGACCACCCACTTTCCTTTCTTCGGGCCATCAGTGCTGATGCTGGCTTGAATGATGGGGTGGAACCTTCAATGGTGATCTTTGATGAAATCCACAGGCAGAAGGACAGGTCACTGTGGTCAATTTTAGAATATGGAATGGTCAACAGGCAGCAAGGCTTGATGATTGGTCTGACCACAGCTGGGATTGAATCGGAATCACCCCTTGCCTGGGAACTGCATGAATACGCTGAACAGCTTCAAAAGGGTGTTTTCAAAGATCAAAGCTTTGTGGGCATCCATTATGGGCTAAAAAAAGAAGACAACTGGAAAGACAAAAGGAACTGGGTGAAGTGCAACCCAGCCATGAAGGGGCCACTGGCATTCAAACGGGTGGATGCCATGGCAAAATCTTTCAACCAGGCCCAAAGGATTCCTTCCAGGGAAAATGAATTCAGAAGGTATCATCTGAACCAGTGGGTGACATCCACTGAACGGTGGATTCCCCTGGAAGAATGGGACAAACCCACCATGGCTGCCCCTTTCAACACCTATGACCTGGAAGGAATGCAATGCTTTGGGGGTCTGGATCTGTCCACAAACAAGGATGTGACAGCACTTTCTTTGCTGTTTCCCATCCAGGAACAGATCTTCTGGCTGCCCAAGTTTTGGATTCCAAAGGAAGGAATCCATGAAAGGGCAAAGCGCGACAGGGTGCCCTGGGACAGGTGGGCAGATGCGGGTCTGGTGACACTGTGTGAAGGCAACACCATCAATCATGACCAGATAAGGGCAGACGTGAATGCCATGGGCAGACTGTATTCTATCCGTGAACTGGCATATGACCCCTGGAATGCCATTCAATTAGGTCAACAGCTTCAGGATGATGGCTTTCAAATGGTGACATTCAGACCATCCAGGACCACATACAATGTGCCCTGCACAGCACTGGAAAGAAATGTGTTCCATGGCAGAATCAGACATGGGGCCAATCCAATTCTTCGATGGATGGTTGACTGCACTTCCATCAAGCGGGACACCTTTGACAGAATTGCACCAGTGAAACCAGACAGGGACAAATCTTCAAAGCGTATTGATGGGGTGGTGGCAGGGATCATGGCACATGACCGGCTGGAAAGACATCATCCAATGGATGTCAGTGCATTTCTGGCTGATCCCATCATCATCGGGTGACAACTATGGCAAAATTCAGTGAATGGGTGGGAAAGATCTTCAGCCTGACAGATCACCAGCCCTTGATTTCAATCTTTGGAAATGAAACCTACACTGGCAAGTCTGTCACCCCACAGACTGCCCTGGGGGTGTCCACTGCCTGGGCTTGCATCAAGCTACTGACTGAAACCCTGGCAACCATGCCTGTGAACATGATCGAAAAGCTTCCCAATGACTTCAGGCAGAAAAACAATTCCCATGAACTGGCCTGGGTGTTGAAGATCAGGCCCAACAAACTGATGACTCCAGTGGAATTCTTCGAGTGTATGCAGCTGAACCTGCTGACATCGGGCAATGCCTATGCTGAAATCGAAATGAATGGGGTGGGGGATGTCATAGGGCTGTGGCCTTTGCTCTCACAGAATATGAAGGTGGAACAGCTGGATGATGGGTCTGTCAGCTATCAGTTCCACACGCCAAAAGGGGTGCTGATCTATAAACCAGAACAGATTCTGCACATCAAGCTGTTTGGCTGGTCTGGCCTGGTGGGATTATCACCGATTGCCTATGCTGCCCAAAGCCTGGGGCTTGAAATGGCAACCCTGGAATTTGGTTCCAGATGGTTTGGATCAGGTGCCAGGCCCAGTGGTTTTATTATGTTCGATCAAGTATTAACAAAGCCACAGCGCGCACAATACAAGAAGAATTTTGAAACCCTGCATGAAGGGCTTGCCCGATCACACAAGCTGGCACTGCTGGAAGCTGGGATGAAATACGAAGCTGTGACCATCCCACCCAATGAAAGCCAGTTCCTGGAAACCAGGGCTTTCCAGGTGCCTGAAATTTGCAGGTTCTATCTGGTCCAGCCCCACAAAGTGCAGCACCTGGATAATGCCACTTATTCCAACATTGAACACCAGAACCTTGAATTCTTACAGACCACTTTCAGACCCTATGCAATCAGATGGGAACAGGGCATGGAAAATGCCTTGCTGAAGCCCCAGGAAAAGGGCAGCTGGCAGATCAGATTCAATCTAAATGCCCTGTTAAGGGCAGACACAGAAGCCAGGGGCAACTTCTATTCCCAGATGGTTCAGAATGGGTTGTTCAGCAGAAATGAAGTCAGAAGCCTGGAAGATGTCAACCCTTCAGATCAGGCTGGGGCTGATGACCTGACAGTGCAATCCAATATGATTGACCTGGACCAACTGCAAAAAGTAGGAAAACCCAATGATTAAATATGCAACCATCCTTTCAGAAGTGACCAGGACACCCTGGGCCATTCTTCCTTCCAAACTGACAGCCATCACCAATTTCCTGGCAATCAAGGCAGCTGGGAAGGATGTGGAAGAAGCTGAAATTCTTGCCCTGGTGGAAGCAGCCAAATCCAGAAATACACAAGCCAGGGCAGTGGGGGATGTGGCAATCATTCCCATCCTGGGCACCATCATCAACAGGGGAAACAACTTCAGGGAAGCTTCTGGGGCCACTTCTGTTGCAGCCACCAGGCAAAGTTTGAAGAAAGCCATGAATGACAAGGATGTGGGATCAGTGCTTCTGGACATTGACAGCCCTGGTGGAAGTGTTGAAGGGATCACTGAACTGGCAGCTGACATCAGAAGAAGCCGGAACCAGAAACCCATCCTGGCCCACATTGATGGGCTGGGTGCATCAGCTTCCTATTGGCTGGCTTCCCAGGCTTCCAAGATCACCATGACCCCATCCAGTGAAGTGGGGTCCATTGGAGTGATCACAGCCCACACAGATCTATCTGAAGCCCTGGCAAAGGAAGGGGTGAAACCCACCCTGATCACAGCCGGAGATTACAAGGCAGAAGCCAATCCTTTTGAACCACTGACAGATGAAGCCCGAGAAGAATTACAAGCTGGGGTGGATCACTTTTTTGACTTGTTTGTGGGGGATGTGGCAAAAGGCAGGGCAGTGGGGAAGAAGGTGGTGAAGGCTGATTTTGGAAAAGGAAGACTGCTACGGGCACCCCAGGCAGCAGAAGTGGGCATGGTGGATGGAATTGAAACTTCAGAAGAAGCCCTTTCCACAGCTGTGCTGATGGGCAATGCCCAGGCCAAAGCTGCTGGGATCACTGATATAAAACAGTTTGAAAGTTTTCTGCGTGATGCAGGATTCAGCAAGGCAGCAGCCAGAAGGGTTGCTTGCCATGGCTTTGAAGATCGGTGTGACGCTGATCAAACACCTGAAATGTTGAAACGAGTCAAAGACAATCTAATGAAAGGGATTCCCCAATGAATGAGAATTGGAAGACGGAACTGGATGCAATGTTCCAGTCTTATACAGACACCATGAAGAAAATGCACACGGCATCAACTGAAGCCCTGGGCAAAGAAACGCAGGTGAAACTGGAAAAGATTGAAGCTGACATTGCCCAGAAAATAGAGTCAATTCAAGCCAGCCAGAAGAAGGACAAAGCCAGGATCATGACCCTGGAACAGGATGGCGTGACCCCACGCCAGACCCTGACCCATCCCCAATCTGTGGGGGAACAGTTTGTGAATTCTGAAAACTATCAGCTGGCTGCCAAAACCCACAATGAAAACACTGGAAAGGTTCAAGTGGGCTGTTTTCCCCATCAGATGGGTGCCACTGCCATTGTCAATGCCAGTGGGCAGAATCAGCCACTGGTGCCTGATGACCGGCTGAACATTCCCATTGTGATTGATCCAGCCATGCGAAGAATGACCATCAGGAACCTGATTCCTGGGGGCAGGACAGAATCCAATCTGATCCAGTTCGTGAAGGAAAATGTGTTCACTGATTCAGCTGCCCCACAATATGTTTCCCCGAGTGTGGAAAATGTGGCAAAGGCAGAGTCTGGAATCACCTTCACCCTGGAAAATGAACCTGTGCAGACCATTGCACACTGGATTCCTGCTTCACGCCAGGTGCTGGATGACAGCCCCATGCTGCGATCACACATTGACACCCGATTGATGTATGGGCTGAAGCTTGAAGAAGAAGCACAGCTTTTGTCTGGGGATGCTACGGGTGGAAATCTGAATGGATTGATCACCCAGGCCACTGCCTATGATACTGGGCTGGATGTGGCAAATGACACCAAGGTGGATCAGTTGCGTCATGCCATCCTTCAGGTGACGAAATCTGAATACATGGCTGATGGCATTGTCTTGAATCCCACTGACTGGCACCTGATTGAATTGCTGAAGGTCAATGCCGGAACTGATGACAGGTATGTGTGGGCAGATCCACAATCCAGAAATGTGCCCAGGATCTGGGGCCTTCCAGTGGTGGAAACCCAGAGTCAAACTGCTGGTGAATTTCTGGTGGCAAACTTTTCCATGTCCTGTCAGTTGTTTGACAGATGGGATGCCACCATTGAAGTTGCCAGGGAACATTCTGATTACTTCGTGAAAAACATGGTTGCCATTCTGTGTGAAGAAAGAATTGCCCTGGTGGTCTATAGACCCCTGGCACTGATTGAAGGCAGCTTCACCTAAACCTAAACCACAACCTTCCAGGCAGTGGTCGGGCTTGCCTGGACCAGGGAAGGCTGGACGCGACACACCAGCCTTCCCCACCTGAAGGGGGAATCAGATGCCTGTGATTGTCATAGCAAACAAACCTTTGAAAACCAGGGGGGGCATGGTGGCAAGGAATGAAAAATTCCCATGCAGTGAAGCTGATGCAAAAAGCCTGATCAGCAGGAATCTGGTCAGACCAGCCATTGACAAACAGTTGACCAGTCCAGTCCAGCAGAAGGCAAGGAAAGACAAAGCCAAGGCAGCCCTGGAAGATATGGCACCCAAGGAAACTGCTGCTGCCAAACCCAAGAAACCCAGGAAAGCCAGCACCACCCGAAAGAAGAAAACCACCACCAAAAAGAAGACAGCAGCCAGGGGAAAATAAACCATGGACCAGATCACCAATAAGGTGAAACTGACAGCTGGACCCAGCAAAGAATATATCAGTGTGGGGGATGCCAAGCTTCAGCTGAGGCTGGACAACAGCCTGGAAGATTCCATCATCGCCAGACTGATCAGGGCTTCCAGAACCCACACAGAAAAACGCATAGGGCGTTATATCGGGGAACAGACTTTGCAGTGGAAGCTTCCCTGCTTCCCATCGGGCAGCACCATCTATTTCCCAAACCCACCCCTGACAGAAGTGGTGAAGGTTTCCTATAAGGATGAAGATGGAAACACCACTGTGGTCTATGACCCAGCTGCTTCCCCAGCTGTGGATCTGGGCCTGTTTTCCATTGAACTGGACACTGAACCAGGCTTCATCTTCCTGAACCCAAATGAAACCTGGCCTTTGGTGAATCTGTTTCCAGGTCTGCCTGTCACCTTTGAATTCAAAGCGGGTTTGGATCTGCTTTCACCTGAACAGGATGACCTGATTCAGGGGATGATGATGCTGCTGGGCCACTGGTTTGAACACAGGGAAGCTGTCGTGATTGGGTCCATTGCCCAGATGAATGCCCTGGCATCAGCCCTGGTGCCTTTGGGCTTTGATGACCAGATTTCCCCTTACATCTGGTATTCAGGCTAATGGATCAGCCACTGGTCAGTTGTGTCTGCCCGACAGCAAACCGGCACAAATACATTCCCCAGCTGCTGGATTCCTTCCTTTCCCAAACCTGGCAGAACAAAGAACTGATCATTCTGGATGATGGGAAGAAACCCTGCACCAATGAACTGATCCAGGTCCACAGGCAGATTCAATATTTCAAGCTGCCCGAAAAGCTGAACATCCCCAAGAAAAGAAATCTGCTTGCCAAGCTTGCTAATGGTAAATACATCATTCACTTTGATGATGATGACTGGTCTGCCCCTGGCCGAATTGCTGCCCAGATGAAACACCACCAGCAGTTCAGTGTGGGCATTGTGGGCTTTCACAGCATTCTATTCTGGTCTGAAATCACCCAGGAAGTGTGGCGATATTCTGGCACCAAAGGGTATGCGTGTGGAACATCCTTCTGCTATCTGAAAAGCTTCTGGAAAAGGCACCCCTTTCCTGAAAACCAGGATCTGGGTTCAGACAATTCTGTGATCTATCCAGCCAGGGCAAACAACCAATCAGCCACTTTTGATGGGGGTCAACTGATTGTGGCAAGGATCCATCAGGGTCAATCCAACTTCAAAGATCTAAGGGGCAGAAATTATGCCAAAGTGCAGCTTTCAAGTTTGCCACCAGCTTTCCCCACCTTTTGCCAGCAAACCTGATGTGACAGTGGTGGTGCCAGTCAGGAAGGGGGGTGATCCTGCCATCACCCTGAAAAGCCTGGACAGGCAATCATTCCAAAACTTCAAGATTATCCTGGTGCATGATGACCATCAGATGGGGGCTGCCTATTGCAGGAACAGGGGGTGGGATCTGGCAGAAACACCTTTCACCCTATTCAGTGATGATGATGTGGACTGGCACCCACAGGCCCTGGCAAGGCTGGTGGCAGCCCTTCAAAACAATCCTGGGGCACACTTTGCCTGGGGTTCCTACCTGATGGGTGGGCAAAGGATTGGCAGACCCACAGGGGGGAAACAGGGCTGGGATCTGCGGAGATTACGAAAGGCAAACTACATCAGCACCATGGCACTGTGGCGAACGGATGACTGCCCAGGCTTTGATGAAGGATTGTCCAGGCACCAGGACTGGGATCTATATCTGCGGTGTGTGGGGCTGGGCAAGGTGGGCCATTATTCTGGGGATTTATTCAAAACCAGTCTGAAGTCTGGGGATATTAGTTCAGGCGATGGCATCCCCTGGGCTGAAAGCTGTGCCAGGATTTCCAGGAAACACACAGCCCCAGCAGTGGATGTGATTATCCCCTGCTATCTGAACAGTGATGACCTGACCATTCTGACCAGCCGGTGTTTGGCAAGCCTGAAAAAGCACACCCAAAACTTCAGGGTGATCCTGATTGATAATGGTTCGGAAAACTGGCACCAGGTTCAGAAGGAACTGGATGGGCTGAATTATCTGGTGGTCAGGAACAGGAAGAATCTGGGCTTTGTGAAAGCCATCAATCAGGGGCTTCAGCTGTCAACTGCACCCTTTGTGGTGCTGCTGAATAATGACACCACAGTGACTGCAAACTGGTTGCTTCATCTGATGGCACCCATGGCAGCAGATGGCAATGTGGGGATCTGTGGACCCAGAACAGATGCAACCAACAGCTGGCAAGGCAGACAGGGGGATGAAGGCCCAAACTGGATCACACTGAACAAAAAGCAAATGCTGGCATTTTTCTGCATTTTGATGAGAAAAGAATGCCTGGAAGATGTGGGGGTGCTAGATGAAAGGTTTGGGGTGGGCTTTGGTGATGATGATGACTGGTGCCACAGGTGTCATCAAAAAGGCTGGAAAATGGTGTTTGTCAGGGATTCCTTTGTCAGGCACCACCACAGAACCACCTTCAAAACTTTGTGGTCAGATGCCCAGATCTATCAAATGCAGAAGAAAGCTATGAAGAAATTAAAAAGGAAGCACCATGACCACCACTGAAAGCATTGATCCTGACCAGCTGGGCCCTGACCACAGACAGACCCTGCTGCACCAAGCCCGATACAAAGCAGCAGCAGCTTTCATGCCCGATAGTGGCACCATTCTTGATCTGGCCTGTGGCACAGGCTATGGGGCAGTGCTGCTGGCAACCAGGCTGCCTGATTGCCTGGTGGTGGGGGTGGATCACACCTGGGCTGCCATCCAGCTGGCAAAAAGAACAGCCCTGTGTTGCAAGGGAAATGCTGAATTTCATGAAGCTGACATCACCACCTGGGCACCCAAGCAAAGGGCTGATGGCCTGGTCTGCCTGGAAACCATTGAACACCTGCCAGATCCCCAGGCTTTTCTGAAACACATCAGCTTCCATCTGAAGCCGGATGCCCCTGTTTGCCTGTCAGCACCCGTAGACGAAGAACCAGGCGTGAATCCCTGGCACCTGCACCAGTTTGATCATGCTGGGCTGGTAGGATTGTTCAAGGAGCATTTCAAATTGGAAGCCATTTTTGACCAAATCTGTTATCAGACCATGATAGGGAGAAAATGAAAGCAGGAATCCGATCTGGTGAACTGGATCAAAGAATCACCATCCAGCAAGCCACCCTGGTCCAGAATGAATTCAAGGAAAATGTGCCCACCTGGACCACCTTTGCAACTGTCTGGGCTGATTATCTGCCCTTTGGTGGGACTGAATTCTGGGGAAGTATGCAGATCACAGCCAAAAAGATGGGAACCTTTGGCATCAGAACCCTGGCTGGTTTAAGTGCCACTATGAGAATTTCCTATGATGGGGATCTGTGGGACATCCAAAGAATTGACCCAGGCAAGCGGAATGGGAAAATGGTGATTTTTGCCAATAGCAGGGATGTGGACTGATGGGCAATCTGCTTGAACCAGCTGTGGCATCCATCCTGGAAGATTCGGTGGCAATCACTGCTGTGATTTCCACCAATCTGCACCATCACCACCTGCCACAAAACCCCACCTATCCAGCTGTGACCTATCATTTGATTACCCAGACAATGGGCATCACCCATGATAAGAAAATTGGCCCTGGCTGGGCACAGTTCCAGGTGGGATGCTGGGGGGCAACCTATAAAGCAGCCCGAGAACTGGCAGAATTGGTGGTGGTGGAATTGACCGGCTACACAGGAACAAAGGATGGGGTGAAAATTCAAGGTTGTTTTCTGAACAACATGGTTCCAGTGTATGATCCAGATGAAACAGTGAAAACATGGCAAGTGGCTGTGTTATTCAACTGTTATTTCACATGGTAGAAAAGAAAGGATAAACCATTGGCACAGACAGAAGGCAAGATCGGTTTTGGAACCCTGATTGGAATCGGGGATGGGGCAAGCCCTGAAGTGTTCACCACCATTGGTGAAATGTTTTCCATTGATCCTATTGGTGCAGATCGGGCTTTGGTGGATTTCACCCATCACGAGAGTCCAGACACTTTCAAAGAATTCAAGGTGGGCGTCAAAGAAGGCAGGGAAATCAGCATTTCTGCCAACTGGGTGGTAAGTGAAACAGGGCAGGAAGCCATCAGGACTGCATTCGATGCTGGGGAAATCATAAATTTTGAAGTGACATCCCCAGACACTGATGAAACTGCCACCTTCCCAGGCATTCTGACCAAGCATGATGTGGACAGACCCCTGGAAAACCGGCAAGTTTTCAACTTCAGCGTGAAGATTGCTGGGGCGATTGTCTACACCTAGACTGCCTGAATGAGCAGTTCTGACAAACAACACACACAGGAAGACGAAAATGACAAAAGCAGCCGAAAAAGAAACCCAGGCACCACCCCAGAAGAAGTTGACCCTGGCAGACTTGATGAAGTTGAAGACCAGGGGAATGCTGAACAGGGAACCCATTGAAATCCCTGAATGGGGTGGTGTTATTTACCTTCAAGAACTGACTGGTGCCCAGCAAGAAAAGATCTATCTGAGCAACAAAGCCAAGGAAAAAGCCCAGGAAGATCTTTCCCTGGTGGATTCCGTGAAAGTGCTGTTCATTGCCCTGGTGGATGAAGATGGGGACCAGCTTTTCAAGACTGAAGAACAGTGCCAGGAATTCATCATGGCATTGCCAGGTAGATTGATCACCCTGCTGACTACCAAAGCAGGGGAACTGAATGAAGATAAGCAGACAGAAAAAAACTAATCAATTCCCCAGCTTACAGGTTCAGCTTCATGCTTGCCAGAAGCCTGGGGAAGACTAGAAAAGAACTGCTGGAAAGCATTTCAGCGTCTGAATTGAAACAGTGGCAAATGCTTTACCAGATGGAACCATGGGGTGAAAGAAGGCGGGACATCAACACTGCCCAACTTGCCCAGTTGCTGGTCCAGTTGCTTGCCAGCAAGGAATCCAGCAGCAATGTGACCATGGAAACCTTCATCCTGGACTGGTGGGGGGAAGCGAAAAGAAGGCAAGCCAAAGACGTGTGGGGAAGGTTCAAGATTTTGGCTGGGAAAATCAATCAAGGCTTTGAAGATGGCAAAAGAACTGGTGATGAAGGTGGAAGGTCTGGCCCAGCTGGATCAGAACCTGAAATCACTGGGAATCAAGGTTGAATCCACCATCAGCAGGAAAGCCCTGAATGAAGCAGCAGCCCTGGTGGAATCTACCATCAGAAGCAGAACACCCAGACTTCCATCACCCAAGCATCCTGAATACGGACACCTGCAAGATAACATCACAGTGACCATTGCCCGAAAAATCAAGACCGGCTTTCATGTGAAGGTGGGAACTGGTGATGGATACTGGGGCCTTTTCCTGGAACTGGGAACCCCTACCATGTCAGCAAAACCCTTCTTTCAGCCAGCCTGGGAAAGCATCAGGATGAATGCCTGGAAGGAAATTCATGGGGTGCTGTCTACTGAATTTGAACGGTGGGCAAAATCTAGGTGGATTTGAATCATGCTTGTTGGAAACTTAGTTGCAAGGCTGAAGCTGGAAACTGTCCAGTTTGAACAGGGCATCAATAAAGTCACAAACAGCCTGACCAGGACAGGGGCAGCCATGAACCGGCTGGGGACTGATATGACCAGGGCTGTGACCCTTCCCCTGGTGGCTGCTGGTGCTGCTGCCCTGAAGTTTGGCACTGAATTTGAAGATGCCTTCACAGGGGTGAAAAAGACAGTGGAAGGCACCCCTGAACAGCTTTCCAAACTGAGTGAAGAATTCAAAAAGCTTTCCACAGAAATCCCAGTGTCTGCCACTGGACTGTCCAGAATCGGTGAAATAGCAGGGCAGCTGGGAATCCCCATTGACAAGATCATGGAATTCACCCAGGTGATTGCAGAAATGGGTGATGCCACAGTGCTGTCCACTGAAGAAGCTGCCACAGGAATGGCCCAGTTTATCGCCTCAACTGGGGGAACAGCTGACATGGCAAGGGATCTGGGCAATGTGCTGGTGGATTTGGGAAATAATTTTGCCACCAATGAAGCGATCATCCTGGATTTTGCCAAGCAGATGGGTGGAACGGCTGCTGGCATGGGTGTCACCCAGGAAAAGGTGCTGGCACTTTCAGCTGTCCTGGCAAATGTGGGCATCAGTGCTGAACGGGGTGCCAGTGCCATGACAAGGGTGTTTGTGGAAATGGACAAAGCCATTGCCATGAATACGGAGAACCTACAAGTGTTTGCACAGGTGGCTGGGCAGTCCACTGAAGAATTTGCAAGATCCTTCAGGGAAGATGCTGCCAAAGCTGTGGCTTCCTTTGTCATTGGTTTGAACAGAACCCAGGAACTGGGTGGTTCTGTTTCTGTCGTGCTGGACACTTTGAAGCTGGATGGCTTACGGGTGGCTGATTCCTTGAGAAGGGTGTCCATGTCCACAGATGCCATGAATGATGCCTTTGCCAGGGCAGAAGAACAGTGGGAAGGTGGCACAGCCCTGGCTGATGAAGTTGCCAAGCGATATGAAACCATTTCATCACAGTTGAAGATTCTGAAGAACAACTTTGAACTGGCCTTCATTGAAGTGTTTGAAGCTGTCCGGCCGATCTTGAAAGACCAGGTGATTCCCCTGCTGCGGGATCTGGTGGAATGGATCAAGCAAGCAGCCCAGTGGTTCAAGAATCTGGAACCTGCCACCCAGAAGATGATTCTGAAGTGGACTGCCCTGGCTGCCCTGGCTGGGCCTGTCCTGACCTTTGTGAGCAAATTTGTCTTTGCCCTGAAGAACATTCTGACCCTTCTGCCAGGGGTGGTGAAAGGGCTGGGATTGCTGGCAAGTGCATTTGTGGATTTGCAACTGTTCAAAGCAGTCAAAAGCTTTGGGGATCTGCAAGCAGCTATGTCACTGTCACTCGAGTCAAGTGCTTTGCTAAGGGGTGGGCTGATTGGTTTGGCTGTGGCCCTGGCAGGACTGGGAACCTACAAAGCCATTGAAGGGATCAGAAGACTAACTGATGAAAGCCTGACCCTTCATGATGTGATTTCAGAACAGCCCAGTTTGTGGGATGGGGTGCTGAAAGCCATGAATCCCATCCAGGCAGGGATTGAAGAAATATACAGGACATGGCGAAAGCTTTCACTGGCATGGAAAGCCTGGTCAGAAGGGGGAATGCAGGGGCTTTGGGCTGCCATGAAGGGTATGAGTGAAAGCACTGTTGAAGCCAGCGCAAGCGTGACAAATATGCGGCTGGAAGTGGGCAAGCTTGCAAGCTCCCATGGTCAGGCAGCAGCAATAGTCACAAAGCTGGCAGCCTCTCATGGGAAGGCAGCCGTGGAAATCCAGAAAGTGGCTGCTATTGCACCCCCGGCTGCAATTAGAATCAGCAGTCTGGGCAATGAAGCAGAAAAAACTGCCATCAAAGCAGATGGGCTGGCAATGTCCATGAAGGCTGTCAATGCTGCCATCGCAGAACAGAATGAAGTGATGACGCCGTACCTCTTCATGTTGCAGGACATGGGGGTGCTGGAAGCGAAAGCGACCAGGCAATCCATCGCATTCAGTGAAGCAGTTGACGGATTGAAATTCAGCTTCGAGGATGCAGGTTACAGTTTCACAGAAGGCACCTATAAGCTCCAGGACTGGAAGGTGGAACTGGATAGCACTTCTGATGTGATTGCTGCCACCAACAGGTCCATTGATGCCTGGGCAAAGAAACAGGAAGAAGCCACCAAGCGCGGGGCCGACTTTGCCAAACAATGGAACAATGCCTGGTCCACTGCCATGGGGAATGTAGTGGGCCGATGGATGGATGGGCTGCTGGAAATGAAATTCAGTTTCAATGAATTTTCCAGCAACATTCTGTCCAGCCTGAAAGACCTGGGCAAGACCATGCTGAAATTGATCATTGGGGAAATCTTCAAGCCGATTTTAGGTGCTGCCAATGCCTTTGGGCAGAACCTCGCCAAGCAGATTGGAAGCTGGCTGTTTGGTGGCAAGGGTCCAGAAGGGGGTCTGTTTGGTGGTGTCTTTGATATGTTGGGGGGCAAAGGTGGTGGAGGCCTGTTCGGGAAAATCGGAGGCCTGTTTTCAAAGGGCACAGGTTCAGCGGCTTCCACTGGTGCAGGGGCTGCGGGGGGTGGCAGTTCAATGATGGCTTCCCTGGCTGGATTTTTCACGAATCCTCTGACCATCGGAGTCGGTGCAGCCATTGCCAGTGGGTTGCTATTGTGGAAACAATTCTTCAAGAAGGATGCCTTCAAGTCTGGCATTGCTGAAATCCAGCGGGATTTCCATGTAGCTGTTTCCCAGGGCACCCTGGATGGTTTCATTTCTGCGATCGGCATCAGCAAGCAGCAGTTTGAACCCTTCAGGAAATCCATCACAGGCTCACCCAAAGCATTTGAAGATATCTTGTTACCGGCTGCCAAGGCTACCAATTCAGTCAATGAACTGATCCAAAGCTTTGGAAGATTTTCTGTCAGTGGTGCTTTCAAAGACATCCTTCAAGGGTCTGGCCTGAAATACACCAAGTCTGGAAACAACTTCATTGTGGATCTGTCAGTTCAGGCACAACAGGCTGTGGAAGGAAACTTTGCTGCATTGAATGATGCCTTCTTGCAGTTGTTTGGCGATTCGGGATTAGCTGATGCCTTTGGGGATCTGTCCAGGTTCCTTTCCACCACAGTGTCAGACCTGACAGAAGACCTGGCTGACACCGGGGAAGCCCTGAGTGAATCAGCCCAGGAAATGAGAAGGGCAACAGATCGGGCCATCGGGAGACTGGATGGCACTGAAAATGGAAGGCGGGATGTAGGCAGACCTGGTGGAAGGGGTGGAACATCTGGAACCCAGGCTGGGGATATGTTTGGCTTCAACAGTGATGAATCCTGGGTGGAGAGACAGCAACGGTTGTATGGCAACTTGGGAAGCCCGGGCAACAGACCCCAAGCCAATGACGGACTGCCAGGGGTGAACATCTTCGATGTGCTGGATATGGGATATCCAGGCTGGGATGTGGGATCTTTCCAGCAGGGTGGGGTGATTCCGAGAACAGGCTATGCCTTTGTTCACCAGGGGGAAGAAGTGATCCCAGCCGGTGGGGGTGGGGTGAACCTGACCCAGAATGTCACGGTGATCATCAAATCCCCATCAGAAGATCTTGCTCGAGTGACCAAGGAAGTGGTGATCCCTGCATTCAGAAGAGAGTTGCAGATCGGTTCCACAGGGTTACGGGGTGACATTGTGCGGGTGGTGGTGAAAAACAACCAGGGTGTGAATAGTAACTGATGGCTTATGATTGGGCGCACAGCATCTCCATCCCCTGTTCAGCGGGTCTAACGTCTGATACCACTGATGTCACTTTTGAAAGAACACTTCGATCCCTGGATGATGGGGATTATGATGGGGCCACCTATTACCTTGAAATCCAGGCAGCCAACTTTGACGGGGCAGCCCAGGATCGGGATGTTTCGCTTGTGGATTCAGGGGGGACAGCCAAAGCCACCATCACTGTGTCATCAGGAACGGGCAGCAGTGGCAACTTCACAAGACTACGATCCAGCAGCTTCACGCCTGTCAGTGGTGACGAAGAATACCGGCTGAAGCTGGAAGGAACGGATGGAGCCGATGAACTGGAAGTGAAGTCTGCCCGATGGTGGATTGTTCAGGTGGCTGCCACTAAAGGAAGGTTTGAATATTGCCTGGGTGCCAATGATTCAGGCACACCTGACAATCTTGACACAGCTTCACTTTTTTCCACCCAGACTGGGAGTTATCTGCCCGATAACAACAACCGGCTGGGGGGCTTTGAATACAAATCAGGTGCTTTTGCTGGAACCACAGTGGTGTGGGAATTTGAAGCGACTGCCTGGTACAACGGGGCAAGCGGGGCAAATGCAGGGCTGCTGGATATAGATGACAGTGACACCCTGGTGGCAAGCAGCGAAGTGACTGTCACAGGGGATTCAACCCACAGGGTGGTGAAGACCACCATCACTGAAGCCCAGTTGACTGATGGACACCTTTATGAATGGAATGCCCACAGCAATGATTTCCTGAAAACCATGAGGGTGTTCGGGGCATCTGTGTTTGTCACTGTCACGGGTGTCACCCAGCTGGAAATCCAGCACTTCCTGCATGGGGGCTGGTCAGGTTCAGCTGCCCATGATTCTGTGGACCATCGGGTGCTGTGGGATTCAGATGAATACACTGGCATCCCCACTGTCAAATACGCCCAGGTGTCCAAAGACATCAGTGGCACAGCCGGCAATGGCCTGGAACTGAATCACTATGGCACCAATGATGGACCAGGCACCACGGGTGTCACCCAGGTCACAGAACACGCAGCAAGTGACACCAAGGGATTCTATGAAGAAACAGTCAGCCTGACGGATTCCAACAGGTATGGGGGTGGGGGATGGCGAACTAATAATGGACACGCTATCTATGGGCAGATGCTGCTGGTGTCCACTGATGGCAGCACACCCCTGACCCTGGAACCAGCTGACACCATTGAAGCATTGTCTGATGCTGTGATCACAGGTTCCTATCCTTACGACAGGCGGAACTTTTCCGACAGCCTGGCAGTCATTTCAGACAGCTTCATCCATACCCTGGCAAGTGTCCTGTCCCTGACCCCTTCAGACAGCCTGGGTGCCTTCAGTGATGCCATCCAAACCCAGCAAGCTGCCCACATCAACCAGGCAGTGTCAGATGAACTGGGAGCAATCACAGATGCCTTTGCCCATGATTTGAGCATCAGGCTGACTCTCACAGCAGCCGATCTGCTGGGTGAACTGGCTGATAACATCACCATTGAATCAGGCAGGTGGTTTGGCAGTCAGATGGTGCTGATTGTCACAATCTGGTTTGAATCAGTCACAGAAAAGCTGTCAAACATCCACATCAACACCCCAACAGAATCCTACAAAGGGTTGATCACCAATTATGGGAGGCTGTCCAGGTCTGTGGAAATCCCTGCTGGGTTGACCAGGGTGGCTGATGGTCAGATCACAGTGGCAGACACTGATCAATATTTCAGGGAACTGTTTGCCACTGAAGTGCCCAAAGGCAAGCAGATTGAAATCAGAATGTTGCCAGTGGGGGGAAAGGTTGCCACCAGCCAAAGGGTTTACCTGGGGGAAATTGAATCAGTGGGGCTGCCTGAAGGTGCAGTCACCTTTTACTTTTCAGATAAAACTTTGGCCTTCCTGGAAGAAGATATTCCACCCCTGGGCACACTGGAAAACTTCCCCTACCTTCCCCAAAAGGAAGAAGTCTTCATTCCCATATTATTCGGAGACTGTCACAGCCGGTTGTTGGGTGATCGGGGTGCCATTCAGTGCAAGCAGATTGATGCTGATGGCAAGCAGTTTGTCTTCAGTCGGCTGGATGTTGAAGAAGTCACCACAGTTTTCAGGAAGACATCCACTGATGAAGAATTTGTGATCATCACTGCTGGCTTCACTGTCACCAAAACACCCATGACCATTGAAGGGGTGGATTATACAATCTGCTGGCTGGAATTTGGGGCAGCCCAGGAAGCTGGCACCCAGATCAGGGTGGATGTCAAAGGGTATCCCAATGCAGCAGATGGAACTGCCAGCCAGAACCTGTCAGTGAATCTGAAAAGCTACCTGAACCTGATTGCCCAGCAGCCTGATGCAGTGCTGGACCTGTGGGCATTCCAGAACCTGGAAACAGACTTCACATCCCTGGGCTGGCTGTGTGATGGGGCCTACACAGAAGACATGAATCACCGGTCTGCCATCAGCCAGATGGTCACTTCATTCAATGCTGACTGGTTCCAGAACAAAGATGGGAAAATCACAGCATCCATCAGCCCACCCACTGGGGCAGAAGCCAGCTTTGATGACACCTTCCACCTGCTGAAGGAAACCATCCTGCACAGGATGCCTGGGGAAGCCATCAACAAAATCAGATATAACTTTGGGATCAGCCCAGATGGGTGGACAGAAAAACGGGTCTGGGATGATGCCACTGCACAGTCCATTGTGGGCAAGGTGATTGATCGAACCTATGAATACCCTTTCATCAGGGACATCCCCACTGCCCAGAATGTGACTGAAGACATTGCCAGCTACCTGTCCCTACAAAGCTACTGGATTGATTTTGACCTGACTGCACCCAGAACTGTGGACCTGCTGGAACTGGCAAGGCTGGTGGACATCACCCACTATGGTGGCATTGGGGTGGGTGGATACCAGAATGAAGTGTTCAAGGTGGGTGAAATCAACTTTGACCCCAATGAATTGCGCTATCGCGTGAAAGCCATCAGAAGGATTGCCCCACCTGACAGGCAGGGTGCCCAGCTGGAAGATGTGGCCTGGGCTGCCCATAGTTTGGCTGGTCCCTATTTGAGAGGGAAAGAATTCTTTGGTGTCTTCAAAGATGATAAAGCAGGTGACAGCCAAAACAAGCGCATGATCATTGTCTATTCCAATGATTATGGCAGGAACTGGGTGAAGCTGGATGAAACTGGCTTTGCCATCATGTCAGGAACCATTGGTTCCTACAATTCAGTGATGGCTGATGATGACCACCTGCACATCAGCACCCAGGAAGAAACCACAGGCAGGGTGGCTTATCACAAATTCAGCATGGCAAATCGGGTCTGGGTGACAGTGGATGAAGAAGTGGTGGCTGCCACCATCACAAATTCTGATCCAGTCCATGGATATGCTGGGGGGGGGTGGAGTCCACACACCACCCTGACCATCACCAAGCCATCGGGCAGACCAGTGGTTGTGTTTGCTGCTGATGGGTCTGCCTATGACCCAGCTGATGGCACCTATTTGTTTCAGACAGGCCCTGCTGATGATTACAAATTCAGAAGGATGATGGTTTCCCACAGGGGTGATGGGGGAACCTGGACCACAGCCCAAAGGCTGGGTGCTGATGCCCATGGCAGATGCTGTTCCACATCAGATTATGGGGGGGAACTGGTGGCTGGTCAGAATGATCATGTGTTTTATTTTTATGCTTCCCTGCCAGGATACGCCACATCCAGCACCCCAGATTATCGGGCAGCAGTTTACACAGCCGGTGGTGCAGTGGGTGCCCAGCAGACCTACTACATCACCAGCCTGGTCTATTATCCTGCTTATGGGGGAATCTTTGGCAGGATTGGAACCAGTCAGGATGAAGATGGGCAATTCAGGTTCCATGTCACCTACAAAGCAGGATATGGCAGAGCATACTTTTCTGAATTTCTGGAAAACAAATTGCTGGCTGGTGCCTATGATGCTGGGACCAATATGCTGGACAACCAGGCTGAATGGACCACTTACTTTGTGGGCACTGATGGGCCTTTTGATGCCGTTAACGAATCCAGTGGGGCCACTGGCAGAACCCAGGGCCAGGTGCAGATACTGGACCCTTCTGCCCCTGGTGATTTTTCGGGCAATCCAAACAATGTGGTGTTTTTTGCCTGTTACACGCCCAAGCTTTACCATGCCCCACTGGGGGGATACAACAAATGTGGACCATCAGATTTCCTGGGCATCCAGACTTCCCAGCAGTGGGCTTTTGAATCGGGTGCCAGAACCTATGTGGCTGCCTTCTTCAGTGATTTTTATTATGACCCTTATTTCAACCTTTGGGCTTCTGATCAGCTGCCCCTTGAACCAGGCTATGATCTTTCAGCCTTCAAAACTGAATTTGATCTTTGGTGATGACTAACACAAAAGGAACAACCCAATGAAACCACAGGAAGTTTTTGACGTTATGCAACCAGTCAGGGGTGTGATCACCTTATATTTGAAGGATGCCCTGCCTGGTTCACCCACCTATGGTCAGGTGATCAAGACCATTGACACAAAGAACAGCCCCACCAGGGGTGGGGTGGCCTGGTTGTGTCAGCAAATGCTATCGGGTGAAGCCATCAGCAGCCAGGTGCTGGAACAGCTGGCATTGGGGACTGATACCACAGCACCCACCACTTCAGACAGTGCCCTGGGCAGTGAAGTGGTCCGAAAAGCAGTGGGAACATGGGACACTGCTGGATTGACAGCTGCTGTGCCTTACTTTGTGGCGCAGGTAGAATTCGGAACAGGTGAAGGGAATGGAACCCTGGCTGAAGTTGGACTATTCAACAGTTCAGCGGGTGGAACCATGCTGGTGCATGGAACCTTTGGCACTTTTGCAAAGGCCACATCTAACACCCTGGGAGTCAGCTACACTGTTTCTCACGCTGTGTAAAAACACAGCGACAAAACAACACACACACACAGGGGAAGACAGACATGCAGATTCAGGACAAACTAACAAAGGGGATAATGATGGCAGTGCCCACCCTGGGCAGACCTATTCCACCTTCCATGATGTTTTGTATGGCAAGCATGGTGCCACCGATCAACTACCATGTGGTTTCATCCATGATCTGGGGCCAGGAAGTGGCTGATGCCAGAAATGGAATTGTCAAAGCAGCTATGGACCAGGGGAAAGAATATGTGATGCTGGTGGGGGATGATACAGAACCACCACCCCACACTGTGAAGCAACTGATTTACAGAATGGAACACAACCCCAAGGCTGGGGTGATCGGTGGTGTCTACTGTTCCAAATCCCACCCACCTGCACCCCTGGTGTTCAGGGGCAATGGGGGGGGCAGCTTCTGGAAGTGGAAGGCTGGTGAATTTTTCCAGGTCACAGGCATTGGGATGGACTGCACCCTGATCAGAACAGCTGTGTTCAAAGACCTATCTGAACCCTATTTCAAAACAGTCAGGGAAGATCAGTTCCTGGAAGGCATCCCCATGGCTGAAGCATGGACTGAAGATTTGTGGTTCTGCGAAAAGCTGGCTGAAGAAACTGATTGGGAAGTCTGGTGTGACAGCATGATTATGGCGAAACACTGGCAGTGGAATGGGGGATTCAACTGGGAATATTTTACTTTGCGCCAGGACAGCATCCCCTTCCTGGCTGAACCCCAGAAGAAGAAACAGAAGCAGATCCTGGATCTGGGATGTGGGCCACTGCACCATGATTTCAAAGGCGAAGGAATGGTCACAACTGTGGACATCAGGGAAGAGTGCAGCCCAGACAAACGGGCAGATTTAAGGCAGTTGCCCTTCCCACCAGACTGCTTTGATGTGGTGTTCAGCAGCCACACCCTGGAACACTTCCCCAGGTGTGAAGTGAAAGAAGTGGCAAAGGAATGGATCAGGGTGCTGAAGCCTGGTGGGGAAATCAGATTGGTGATTCCTGATCTGGAATGGGCAGCCCGACAGATCCAGGAAGGGATTGTGTCTGATGACGTATTGAATGTGCTTTATGGCAGCCAGGAATATGTCCAGAACTTTCACCAGGTGGGCTTCACAGCAAACACCTTGACTAAATTGTTAAAGGGTCTGGCAATTTCGGGAATAGAAACAGCACACCAGGGCTATAACATTCTGCTGACAGGGAAGAAAAGGAAACCCAGAAAGAAGGCCAATGCCATCAGCAATACTAAAAGAAAATCTGCTGGAAGCAGCAAGCCTGACAAGCAGCACTGAAGACACTGCCTTTACACTGTCCAATCTGTTTGATGGCATTGCTGCCAGCAGGTTTGCCTTCACAGTCACCACAGGGGGCTGGATTGAAGTGGACAATGGCAGTGCCAAAGCCTTTGACACCCTGCACTTTGTCAATCACAACCTTGATTCTGGGGTGGACATTGATGTGTTTGCAGGTGCCACCCCAAACCCAGGCACACCCATTGCCAGCAATATTCCCTGGAGGGAATTTGACATCTGGAAGGATCTTGGCACCCAGTCTGCCCGATATGTCAGGGTGGTGTTCAGTGAATCCAACAGTGACAACACTGCCCTGGGGGAACTAAGGCTGGGCACCAGGGTGGAATTGCCACAGGCCCACAGATTTGGCAAGGTTCCTGGGAAAACCAACAGGGATATATTCCATGAAACCCAGGCAGATGTGGCCTGGGTCTATCATGTTTCATCCAGGGAAATCAGGGAACTGATGTGGCGAATCCTGGAAACTGATCTGGCAAAGTTTGAAGCACTATTTGATGATGTTCTAGCGCGAACGATTCCATTCACTTTCATCATGGACACCACCACAGTTGATGTGATGCTGGTCAGGTTCCTGGAAGCTGCCTACAGGCCCAAGGAACTGAATGAACCCATGGAAATCCCAGGCTATGATGTGGAATTCAAAGTGAAGGAAGAATCACGGGGTGTACTGCTTGGTTGAGCCTGCAAGAAATAACCTGTCTCTGGAATTGAAGTCCTGGTTCTACGGCCTGGTGTCTTGTGCATCCCTCATTTGGAGAACGGTGGCCGTGGTATCTCTGGCTTTTGCCGGATGGGTGGCAGTCTCCATTCTGCAAATGCAGAAGGACATTGCTACCATCCAGGCGCAAACCCCGCTGAATGTGATATTGCTGGCTGAACGATTCAAACGTCTGGAACAGAAACTGGACAGCATGACAGTCCAGCAAGTCAGGGTGCAGAAACTGCTCGAAGAGCATATGGCTAAACATGAATCCTACTGAACTGCTCATCAAGCATGAAGGGTTCCGGCAATTCCCCTACAAAGACACCAGAGGAATTTTGACCGTGGGCATCGGCAGGAACCTGGAAACGGTGGGCATCAGGGAAAAGGAAGCCAGGTTCCTGCTGGGTGAAGATTTGAGAATCACAGAAGATCTACTGAAGGCAAAGCTGTCACCAGGACAATGGGCCAGGTGGGATGATGTCAGGAAAGCAGTGCTTCTAAATATGGCATTCAACCTGGGGGTGGCTGGGCTGTTCAGCTTTGAGAAGATGATTCTGGCTTTGCAGACAGACAACTGGGACAGGGCTGCCACTGAAATGCTTGACAGCCTTTGGGCCAAACAGGTGGGCAATCGAGCGGTGGAACTGTCTGAAATGATGAAGAAGGGAGACTGGATCTGATGCAGTTGCTGGGCTGGAGAAAACTTGCAGGAGCACTCAGCACCATTGTGCTGATTCTGGTGTATGGCTGGTTTCAGATGACCAGTGAAGCCGGCCACATTGAAACGGTCAAATATGTCAGTTATGTTGCTATCGCTCTGATGGCAGGGAATGGCATTGCCGCCATCGGAAATGCCCTGGGCAAAAAATGACCAGCAGGGGACTGAACATCGGCATTGTGGGGGCTGCTATTCTGGCAGCCTTTTTTGTTGTCGGGGTGTTCTACTGGTCTGACTTGCAGATTAAGGGAAAGCAAATAGAACTGATCAAACTGGAAACCCTGGCTGAACAGTTGGAAAACGAGTTGGAGCAACTCACGAGAACCTATGCCAATGCGCGTCAGCATAGCCTGGAAACGAA